TTATATCGCCGTTCTGGACAGTATAACGGATGTGTAACTGTGCGTTGTCAGTTGCATCTGGTCCGTACTTCTTAAGAATTGCCCCCTTGTCCGTAATGAGGTCAACACCGGATAAAACGTGAGGGTACCAGTACGCATCTCCAGTCGTGGCTGATTCGTAATAGTTGAAAATCGTCACTGTTTTTTCGTACATGATGCCCTCCTTTTTACAGTTTTAAATATTTGTATCTGTTCTTCTTTGCGTATTTAATGGCTTCTTCTACGCTGTCAAAGCGTTGTCTAACATCCTCTTTCTTAGCAATTCCTTTGGCATGATAATTACCATCATCATCCCAGTTCGATATTACATTTCTTGTTCCAGTCATATAATAGGAATATCCCTGTTTGTTTGGCTCGGCTTGCTTATGTATGACAACGCTTCCTCTTCCAAAACCGCTCGCTCCTCCTCTACCACCCATTACACTTCACCTCGTTAAATTTGTCAGAAAATGCCTTAATTCTAACAATATTACCCTTACACTCTTCCGGTACTTTTCCGTAGAAAATAATACTTTCTGGATGCAATCGTTCAATCATAGCATTATAGCCAGATAAGAATAGGTGTTTTTTCCCTAAACTGTTCATGCATCCCACCGAAGACACCGCCACAGTTCCGCCCTCTGGCTCACCGTCAAAACACCATTCGTAAGAATCTGGCGTACTCCATGAGATTGTCGGAATTACCTTGCAACCATATTCTTGCAGATATGCGCCTATCCAATGCTTGCGATAATGGTTGTATATCTGGATTGCTTTAGGGAAATCGGTGTAGGTACTGAAATCCGGTGTCAAAATGTACCGGAATCTACTCAGCTTGTTTACATATCTGTCTGGATTTCTCCATAGCGCATCGAATTGGTAATCGTCTAAGAAGAAATGAACAGCTTTCTCTTCTGGATTACTGCATTTTCCTCTGGCGTAATTAAAACCAACAAATTCGCAGTTACCCTCGAACGATTCCGGTTCTATCTGTGATATGCCGTATCCGCCAACGCCGGGGAATATACGGCGGTTTAGATTTTCGTAAGCTATACTTGTCTCTCGGTTTGCCATAGATTACTTCTTTCCACTTCCAAAGAACCATGAATCAAAGTTTTTCATTCTGCGCTTTCTAGCTCTGTCATAAGTGGTGGTAGTACGGCTTGTATCGTGCAAAGCACTTGTATCGCCTTTTTCAGAAGTCTTTGAAAATTTGTGCATTTCATCTCTCATGGCTACGCTGGCATTAACTAATTTTCGATGTTCTATAGCAAGCCTTTGATTTTTAAATAACGCCTCTGCACTTTCAAGTTTTGCGATTTTCCTTTTACTCTCGCTCAATCTGTCATTTATATAATTCATTGTCTTTACTGCTTCACTTTTTGTCTTAATTGACTTAAAGTAGCTAGTGTTTTCCGAATTAATGACCTTCTCAAGTTTACTGTCTTTTTTAACAGTTCCGCTTCCCCTTAAAGCATCGCTTTTCTTTGAAGAATTAAAGTACACCTTCGCAATAAGCTTAGAAACTGGCTTCTCGTTATTTAACCCACTACTTCCACCACGTCCACCCATAAAATCACTCTTTCTGCACTGTCTGCTTAATAACCTGATTCACACCGGTAGCTGACAATCCATTAAACATACCGACTGCAACTGCCGTGATATAATCCGTTGCCGGGAAATCCGGGATAATTCCCATTCCGACTGCTCCGAGAATCCCGCCAGTAATTGCCATGACTACTGGAATCCATTCATCAGAGATTCTTTTTGACGCTTTACAGCCCATTCCTACGATGTAGCAGATCATAACGATTGCTACACATGAGCCTAATGTTGAAATATCCATTATTTATCCTTTCTGGTTGGGACTACGTTTCCGCAACCCATACAATACTTTTTGCCGTTTTTATACTTTACGCACGTGCAGTTGTCTACTTCACAACATTTCTTATCGTTTACTTCGACGTAATCTTTCATATCATTTACACTCCTGCATACAATACTGGTATTCCATCGTCCGTCCTTACTCCCATCAGAAGCGGCAATGCTGTCTTAAGGAGTAAATCATTCGTTTTCTGTACATCCCCAGCGGCGGCATACACCGCACTCCATTCCTTTGCACTCGCTCCAATCTGCTGTGGTGTGGCGTAAGAGATGGATTCACTGCCGGAACTTACAGATGTTACAATGCCTGTTGTGCTACCACCGGACCCGATTGTGGTTGATGTACCACTAACGGCGGCATTGGTAGCATTCTTTTCAGCAAGCTCAATCTGATACATTAATTCAGCTAATAAACAGACCGCCTTTTTGATACGTTTCTGAGAGCGTTCGTTTGCTGGCAGCCCGTCCACCAACCTGTCAAACGTCATTGTGTCCACAAAATCACTGGCTCTTTCCGCCAGTCGTGGGAAGTCGGCTTCTGGCACAACTGAACCGAAATATGAAGTTGTGTAAAATTCATAATCTGCATAAGCCATGCCAGTTACCTCCCGTGATCATCATTTTGCTGTTACAGTTGCGTGTCCGGCACTCAACGCCTTATAGGTACTGTCGCACTCAACCACTGTGATTACCTGTCCTGTTGTTGCGGTAATGTCAGATTTTCCATCCCACGCGCTCCAGTTCTTCACATTCTGTCCGTACTCTACGGAAGTCTCAGATGATGCAACTTTGTATTTATATACATTTCCTGCGCTTACTTTTTCCGGAGTAACAGTCACTTTTGTATCTCCGCTCTTACTTCCTGCTGTGGAGTTTACAGTCAGAGTTCCAAGTGTCTGAGTTGCGTTGATAGTTCCGACAGCAACAGCGTCAATATATTCTGCAAAGAGGGTAAGTCCCATGATTGCGAATGATTCAGACACTGCTGTGTGGTAATTGCCCTGTGTATGGAATCCGATCAGATTTGTTTCACCGGATACAGTATATACAAGACCCGCTCTTGCAAAATCAGATTCGTTCGGATCCACGTAGTAAAGAACGATGTTCTCAACGGGTGTGGCGATTACTGTTCCTCTTGGAATTTCACTGTCAGATAACAGGAAGATTGTATTGAATCCCAGGAAGTCTTTCATGTACTGGAAGCCGAACTGATTCTGAATAGAAATCTCAGCTGCTCCGATATACTCGTACACATCCAGAATGTTTACAAATCCAACAACACCAGTCACATTTCTGTGCATCTGCTTGAATTTGTTTTCTACACGACCCTTAGCCATTGCCAGAGCCATCTGGAAAGTGGTTTCCGTGAATGAGAGAGTACCTGTTTTCAGATAGTTGTAAAATCTTTCAGTAACATTGGTCTGAAGCTGGAAGAGGAATTCATCATCGGTCATCTGAACAGCGTTCTCGTAACCGTGATCCTTGATTGCTTCAATAGATACAGCCTTTGCGTATTTCTCGATAGTCATTTCTGCATAGGGTTTTTCTTTTACAACGAATTTGCTGTAAGGGATTTCCTCACCCTCACCAACATTTCCGTTCTGTAATGTACCTTCTGCATATTTTGATTTAAGAACCGCTCCGGGTGTCTTTTTGATTGGACGCATGATACCAAGGATTTCACGTAAGTGCTGCCAGTTTCTTTCGAATCTGGTAACAAAGTCGATCTCACGTGCCTTTACCTGAATATCATTAGTCATAATAAGATTAGCTTTTGCTGCCATATAAAAAAATCCTTTCTACCCATAATTGTTAAGGTATTGGGTTAGCGGCTATACTCTGGCGTATAGTCGGTGTAAAAAAATCACTGGAATAACTGGATATTCTGAGCAATTGCAGCCTGTCTCTCGGACGGGTCTTTGATCGCTTCAATATCTTTCTTCGTCATGCTTCCCGGTGTCTGTTGCTGTCCAACATGAGTAGTAAACCTTGCCTGATTCTGCTGAGCCTGCTGCTGAGATTCATCTACAAAAGCGGATGCGTCAGACTGCTTCATCTGCTCAATCAGGTCGTTCAGCCCGAGGATTTTACCGTCTTTCAGTTTTAATCCAGCTTCTTTGATGTCTGCCATGACTGATTTCTTTGCAGCCTCACTGGAAAATTTAACATCATCGAGTGCTGCTTTCAGAGCATCTGAGAAATCACGGTCATAGATTTTTGCGTTGAATTCTTTCTCTGCATCTGCCGCTTTCTGTTTCCAAGTCTCTAACTCGGTTTTAACATTTGCCGGGTCGATACCGTCAAAACCTTTCAGGGTCTCTTCTGCTGCTTCAGCACGTTCTTTCCAGTCATCACGTTCTCCCTCGACTTTCGACAGGGTTTTTGCTACTTCCTTAGCATTTTTGTAATGCTCAGAGAGTGCTTTCTTCACATCTGCCTGTTTATCTTCCGGGATTTCGATTCCAAATGATTTTAATGTGTCAATAAGTTTCTGCATATATATCCTCCTGGTCGTGTTTATTGACCTGCCGCCGCAGGTATTGGATTAAGCCAGTTAGACCACTGGCAGGGTAATGGAATGAGAGGACTTGAACCTCTGACGTCAAGAATTCAGCATCTCCGCTCTTCCTACTGAGCTACATTCCACATAACCCGGATTCCCGGGTTAGCAAGGTATTTAACGTGTTATGCCTGCCACGAGTTGTTTCGGATATTTATTTTTTTTAAAAGAAAAGTATAAATAACAAAAACCTTAATCAAGGAGGTGAGCCATCTTGCGTGCCAGACGGCAAATACGCACGACAGGATTCGGACCTGTTTAACTTTCCATTAAAGCGTGCGCACCAGCTACTAAATTAAAGAAAGGAGGATTAAAACGAAAATGTCAAAACAACCGTTTTACTTGTGCTTCCTGCTGCACAATTACATTATAACAGATTTCTTTTAACTACCTCTCTACCACTTTTTGCGTTTTTAAAGCATATCCCGAAGTTTTTCTACGTATCTCTTGACAAGATCGCGTTCCTCCCGGCACTCCGCATCTTTAGACATATCGCTCATTTCTGTTGTGAGCTCGTCCAGATGTTCTTCCAGAGCGGCAAGCATCTTCCTCTTGCAGTCTTCAGACTTGCCGGAACGATAGCTTTGCTTCTGCGTCATATAGTCATCGTAAGCGTCTCGCCCATCAGAGCGACTGTAATGTCCTCTGACATAATGTTCACCACGTCTGGCATAAGAATTGCCCCTGTCGTAATCCGGCATCATTCTGCCATCATTTGCGCTGTATCTCCCCATGCTGTCACGTTTTCTTCCGCGCTCGCTGTAATCGTCATTGTATCCGCTACGCATTTCATCAAGGACAGCGTTGTAATACTCCGCTTTCTTATCCCAGTACTGCGTGTTCTTTATATCTTTGTACATATCAATCAGTTTGTATGTCATTTCCAGATTTCCGGTGGTCAGTCCATTATCAGCGATTTTGGACAGCTCGTCTTCGATTCTTGCGCATAAGTCTTTAATATCTCTCATAATCACACCTCCTACGCTTCTCTAGTCACGACAATATTTGCGTTCGCAACAGAAATAGCCTGATCGCTTGTATTCTCTACTGCGATGTTAACGCAACATCCACGAGGTACATCAATATAAATGCCAGAGGACACATTATTATACTGGTCTACTGCTGCCGGTGTGGAAATCATCTGTGAAGATAATACAGGTTCGCCAGAGATTGCAATAGCCAGAGAAATAGCTCCGACAGTACCGCCCGTTGGAATTGCGATATTACCAGAAAAGTCCACGAAGAATCTAGCTTTACACTGATTGGTTAAACCTCTCAGTGTAATGATTCCGCTTCCCTCTCTGTGCTGAATGCAGTTAGACCCTTTAACTGCTGTGTTTGAAAATACTACGTTTCCATTTGCTGCTACAGTCTGAGCAGCTACATTTGTAAATTCTGACATAAAAATACTCCTTTCATATCACAAAAGGACAGGTCTCAGCCTGCCCCTCTGTGTAATACGGCATAAGCCGACATCCGAATCGATCGAAAGATACTCTCGATATGAAGTTATCAGCAATTACATCCAGTGTTGCATCCGCATCCGTAATATGTGTTCGGATTAGGAACCTGATATGCCGGAATCGGTGCCGGATTAATCGCATTAATAAGCTGCTGTGTCTGTGAAGCCATTGCAGTTGTGAGAAGTGCGCTCTGGCGGTCCTGAGAAGCAGCGCGTCTGAGATCATTGTTTTCAGCCTGCAAGTTAGAAATTTTTTCATTGCAAAGATAATCAAGAATGGCTCTTGTTCCAGCGTTCTGGCTGTCAATAATGTCTCTTGTGTTGTTGTTCATGGTGTTCTGTAATGCACAGGTGTTCTGCGCCATGTTGTAGTTCACGCCCTGAATAGCTTCCCTGGTTTCGCAACAGCAGTTCGCAAGCTGAGCCTGGAGTGCATTGGCGTTCTGCATATTCGCTACAGTATCGGCATTAATAGCCTGCTGAATGCCGAAGCCAGTCTGCATGATGTTTGTGTTGATTCCATTAAAACCGGTAAGCATACCGTTATTCATGGCATAGAAGCCATCACAGAGACCACTGTTGATTCCGTCAAGTTTGCTGATTACTGCGGAATTATCAAATCCTCTCTGAATATCTGCCTGAGTAGCTGCTGTGGCTACATATCCGCTGCCGTTTCCATTATTGCCCCAGCCGTTGTTTCCCCATCCGAAGAAAGCAAAAATGAATAAAACAATAATCCACCAGCTACCATCTCCACCAAACATGCCGTCATTATTTCTACCATTTCCAGTAGCAGCGGCAATATCTGCTAAGCTATAATTTCCATCCATAATATAATCTCCTTTTTGTGTATTTACATCAATCTGGCCAGATTGTAATGTACTATTTCATTCCTTTCAGCATGTGCTGAAATTGTCCTGCCATCTGCTGAACCTGATTAAGTTGCTGCTGAGAAATCCGTCCAGACTGTAGCATCTTCTCAACTTCTGCTTTCGGGTCTCCCTTAAAATTCTGTTTAAACTGCATAAACTGCTGTATCATCTGCATTGGTCCGTTTCCCTGCGGCGTCCCACCGCCAAGTGCGTTAAATAATGGATTACTCATCTGCATTTCCTCCCTTGGTCGCTGATTCCTGTGCGGTATTAGCCCTAACAGGTTCAGAAAATGAATTTAATCGGTTTATAATAGCTTCGTATTTGCCTTTCAAATCATCGTATTCCTGTCGAGTAACATATTTACTGTCCATGTTCTGAACAGGCTGTTTAGGCGGCATCTGAGAGCCTATCTCGTGGTATTCAAATGTCCGCAGTGGCTGTGGCATACCGGATACATCTGTGGATTTTATGTAGAACTTTTCACTCTCTGAATCCATCAGTAAAACGCTTGTCCCAGGTGCTACCAGATAGGATTTTGCGCCGACTTCGCCGGATACCCACAGGATACCACTATTATTCTGTTGTGGTTGCTGTACTGGTTGAGCTGGAATCTGGACAGGCTGTTGCTGAAACTGGTTCATCTGCCCAGGAACACCAAAACTATATTGATAAGGATTGTTATATAATGCCATCTTATACACCGCCTTTCTGATTATATTTTTACATAAAAAAAGAACCGGAAACAGGTCGTTTCTGGCTCTAATTAGTATCCAAAAAGTATCAACACACTTTAATTATTTTATTGTTCACCCTCCGGCTTAATCGCTTCGCTGTAGATACACTCACGTTCATTTGCTCAGCGCAGTATTCAAGAGTGCGCTCCTGACATCTCAGCCGGAACAGTCTTTCTTCGTCCGGCGTAAAATTGCACTCTGTCAAGAACCTGTCTATATCTTTCTTTGTGAACACATATAATTTCATGAGCATACCCCTTACTAATGCTAACGTTGATTCTGCGCAAGATAATTTGTAAGCTTCTGTTTTGTTTTTTTTAATTCCTCGACGTTATTCCCGCTGATCTGACTGTCCAACATTGTTGACAATACTTCCAGAATTAATGAGTCTCGTTCTGCGATTCTCCGAAGACTTTCATAATCTCGTCTATCATGTTCTTCCAGTGTCTCTACTCGCTTATTAAGTCGGAATGCCGGGGTAATCCATTTAAAGATTACGGCTGCCGCCCCTCCGACAATGGACACCCCTCCGCAGATAGAGAGGAAAATCTGTACAAATTCTGATATGTTCATTTAGCTACTCCTTTTCCCAGTAATATACCGGGACCTCATTACCACTATCCCATGTATCGTAATATTTGCCATTCTGTACCGTCACTACATGGCCATCTATGCATAAAATGTATGTACCTGTCGGATGGTCTGTACAAAAGTCGTTGACTGTATAGATATATCGTTCTGACTGTTCTATCAGCTTACGTCTGTATCCATGCTTATAAAGATACGCTCCCCAGACATAATTTGCACTTGGCATATCTGACAGAGCGCATGCCTGTATCATTAATCCGGTAAAAACCGTTTCCCAATCAAGCCCGGTTGCCTTACATATTGCCCGGACAACGCAATCTCCCGTTCTCTTGTCCTTAACAGGATTAGGATTGAAATATTCCCATCTGTCCATCAGTCAATCCCCTTTGCTGTTTTATATCTCTTTGCCGCTCCTCTGGATTTTGCAGCATTCTGGCGGTTCCATTTAGCAATCATGAGTCGGTCTTGCAGCTCTCTTAGATCATTGTCTTTGCAGTAATCTTTGTATGCAGCATTTTGTTTCTGCAAAAGATAAGACTTCCGGTCAAGGTCTTGCTGTAATGCGAATTTTGCCTGTTCGTCTTTGCAGTTATCAACCGCCGCTTGCATTCCAAGGACTTCACGCTTTGTTTTTCGGATTCTTCGCTCATAAGTGCGCTGTCGCTGTTCTTTTTCGTACTGTTTACCTTTGTTGGCTTTGTCCTGCGCTGATAGTTCTGTATAGGGATTAAATTCTCCATCACTGGCTCCAAAACTATGCCGACAGTTGACCCCTGACAATCCACTCGCCGTTCCATATCCGGTCAATGAGAACGGTGGAAATTTCTTGCTCTTGCCAGAACGAGAGTATATCTTGCCTTGCCACCATGAGTGGTTTCCGGGATTCTCACCGCCGTCACCTGTTCTGGCTCCCATGTGAGCACTGACCAGAACTAAATCCCAGTTCATTTCTTCCATGCGTTTTAGAGATATATCTCCCGTAGCCTGAGCCACGCCGGTCCTGACAGAACGTGCTACTGCTGTTTCAATCGTGTCTTTTCTGCCAGATGGATATGTGACAGTAACACCATCACTCACAACGTTATTAACCACCTCTTTGATGGCTTGCGTATATCCAACCGTCCCAGTAATTACATGATTATATGCAAGGTCGCATTGCTCAATATAAAGCCTCTGAGCGGCACTTGCGGTTGTCCTTGTGAAGTTCTTCCACTCTCCCATAGTCGCAAGCATATTTCGCTCCATGAGTCTTATCATAGCTGGCGACTGTTCGAGCGGTACAGGGCTTAATCCTGCCGCCTTGTATACCTTGTCATCATAGTTCATTGCAGTGATTCCGGCATCTTCAAACGCTTCAAGAAGTTCCTGCTGTTCGCGTTTGGTGTATTTGGATAATTCTGCCAGAATGTCTTCTAACAGTTCACCAGATTCCTGTAGCGTTCTGATTCTCCACGCATCGGCATTGGTCAGAATATAATCATCACCTCTGCCGATTCTTGCCATCATTCTCGACACAATCTCAGAGATGATGTACTGATGCAGTTCTTCTGCTATCTGTTCACTGCCCTCTGTTATCCGGCGTAAATATTCTGGGCTTAACATAACTATTCATCTCCAAACAATTTTGGCTCGTCTGGCTGAGCTTCTTTGACCATTGCTTTCGCTTCTTCCTCAGTCATTCCCTCGAATTTTACAAAATACAACCATGCCGGTACTTTATTCGTAGTAACATACTGCCACCATCTTGCACGGTCGTTTTCTCTGACATAGAGGATGTCTCCGAAATCATAATTGACTTCATAAGCCCCAACCGGTGCAAGCCCGTACAAATCAGCATAAACGTTCAATGCGTAAATAACTTCATCTAGGCAAGACTCTAACTTATCCCTCACATCTTTGATGAATTGGACTGTCCTCTGCTGTTCCGCTTCTACTCCCGTAGCTGTCTGAATGCCGCTAGATTCGTTGAAAACAAAGTACCCGTTGGAGAATCCAATCTTGTACCCTAACTGGCTTAAAATGGCGTTTATGCCGGCTATACGGGTATCTGTGTTTAGAATCGGATTGATTTCCTTGTAAAACTCTTTTTCATCCTGTCCGAATACATTCTTTACATAATCTGGTAAACTCATTTCTGAGCATCTGTGTTCCATTGCCTGTGGTGTCATAGCGGAAACAGGCGAGCCGCTTGGCATCAGCAGCCGGTCATCTGCCAGAACAGTCCTCTTAGAATCAAGAATTTCTTTTGCATTACGGCTGTATGCAATGTCCAGGTCTTTTAACTCCTCAATGGCTTCGGCAAATATTGGCAAACCCAATGGTGCGTTAATATCCACGTTATTCGCCTGCGGTGTCCGCAGTACTCCGTACAGAGGTCCATCCAGTTTCTCCCCGTTTGCCTTGAGTATCGGTGGTGTATCTGCCATTAGGTCAGCCCACTTTGTCTGTTTAAGGTCGATTCTGTCGCCGATTGACTGAGGGGATTTTGATACGTAGGCTCTATTTGAAACATAGTACGGATAGGTTGTCACTCCGTCCACAGTGGTCTCAACAAACCTGTGATATTCAAGCCTTGTGTAGTATTTCCGTCCAACTGTATAAGAATCTTTGAATATAATCCCTTTGATTTCCTGATTATCGTAATCCACAATCATCACGTCTGCCGGAGTAAATACGTCAAGGCCTTCACCATTTGGTTTGATAAATACTGTTCCATAAGCACAGCCATACTCTACCCAGTGCCGAATCTGGAAGTATACCTTGTCAATCTGCTCCTGTAACCATGTTGCCCTTGCAGAACCATCTATCTGAATGCCAATCGCCAGTGTTGTAAGTCTGGCAGTCTCAGAACACACAGATTTAGCAAAATTAATCGTCTTGATGTTATTCTTGTCATCTAACCATTCCGGCACGCCCCTATAGATGTTCGCACACCGGTTAATCAGTGATTCCATCTCCGGGAATTCTGCCGCCTGGATATTAAAGTCCTCTTCGGCTTGCTTTTTGAATATCATGTTAAACCACCTTTTTAGTGTTGTTATAAGTCCCATTATGCACTCACGCCCCAGTATTTTATCTCGCCCTGCCTACGTGCTTCTGCTGCTTCTTCAAGCGTGTCATGCCTGCCTAGATCAACTTTTTTATTATCTACATAGATTATTGCTCTATATTTCCCTCTGTCCATGGAAACACCAGTAACACCAGTTGAATTTATTTTTTCCATTCTTTTGTTTCTTGCCTGCTGAGTCCATGTTGCCCATCTGCAATTTTCTGTCGAATAGTCCGAATTTGTGTCTATTCTATCAATACTCAAATTATCAGCATATCCATTTTCTAATGCCCATAGAACAAACGCTTCTGAACTTTTATTCCATTCTTTGCAAACCTTTATTCCTCTTCCGCCATAGTCTTCATAATCTTTGTCATTGGGGTTATTGCATCTCTGACGAATTCCCTGCCAGATTTTATATATTCGTCTATATTTTAGACTGTACCCTCTTTTAAGCATTATTCCCTCTTCTCCTCCACAATGATTCTGTTGCGTATCTACAGGCATCGATTAAATGGTTATTCTCATCAGGATATCCGCTTATAACGTTTCCGTCTTTATCTCTTTCGTATTCGTATTCCGAAAACTCTTTATAAGCATTAGGCGTTCTCTTAGGGTCAATAACAATAGTTCTTGTTTGAAGCCATTTCATAGAATATTCCACACTCCCAGGTCCTTTTATTGCGCCCCTTGACGGGAGTCCAAAATCTCTATAATCATTGATTGATTTAGGTTCAGCAGAATCGCAAGTAATAGTATAATCATCATATTTTCTTTTTAGAATCTCGTCTGCTGATTTCCTATTGCTCCATTTATTTTCGTAAATTTCATCAATGAGATATATCTTTTCAGTGCTATGATTGTAATACAAACGAATAAAAGCATACGGATCAGGGAAAAATCCCCAGTCACACCCCTGAAATATTTTGTCCATGTGACTGATCTCTTCATCTGTAATATCTCTGATTTCCAGATATTCAAATACGTTTCCGCCGTCACCATTTGGAACACCCAGGTATTCATGTTCATAGGCTTCTGGATTGATTTCTTTCAGATGTGCTGCATCGTCAATAAACTTCTGTCCGAGCCACTCCGCCGGGGCTTCCAGATAACTTGAATGATGGATAACTCTTTTCGGGTTAGGTATGAGCTTAATCCTGTTTACCCAGTTTGATTTTGATTTTGGCGGGTTATACGATGAAAAATCATAGGATTCATCGCCGCCACGAAGCACTGACTGATTAACAGAACGTTCCTGAGCATCTCCCTTCATTTGATCTTTTTCTTCTTTCCAGAGGATTCCGATATACCCAAACTCCGGCTTAATAGATTTTAGCTTGGTTTCATCGTCCAGACCACGGAAGTATATTGTCTGTCCAGTCTTAATATACTTGATCTCAAGTGGCGACACCTTGCATTCAAATTCTTCCATCAATCCCAGTTCGTTGATAGCCCATTTCATGTTAGCATATACAGAATCTTTCAGAGTACCAGCCACCTGTCTTGTAATGCAGGCGTGCATCTGAGGATTATTCTTGATAAGCTCAACAATTTTAAAAGCTACGAATGAGGATTTTAGACCGCCTCGACCGCCCTCAAATACATATTCAATGTTGGGCTTAATCTGTCGGTTAATATCCACGAATGCCTTGCCAAGTACTCTGGCAGGAAGTTCATATTTGCTTTCATCTGATTTTGATACAGCTACCAACTGTTCCCATTTGTCCACCGCCTGCATATTTCCTTTAATAGCTTTATCGTATACAGCAGCTACAATACAGGCATTATTATTTGCATCCTCATCAGATATTCCCATCTTTGTGAGTTTCTTTTTCGCAGCAGTCGGGGCAGGATTCTCAGCTATCATTTTTGCTAATTCAGAAAGAGTCTTTTTTTGACGGCGTGCTTGACCTGATGCAATACCACCTTTTTTTGCAATTCTCGCCTGCTCCTCGCCTGCTCGAAACTGTGTGGCCACCCCATTATTTAAATTCTGATCATTTGCCATTCTATCAACATCCAATCATATCCTTTCTGAATTAAAATCCCCTAGCATAGTTATAGTTATATATACTATAATACCACACTAGGGGTTATGTACCTCTACACCACTTTTAGTTTTTATCAATTTTATAATCTTCCGGTCAATTTTGCCAAGTGATAATATTCTGCCATGATCCTGCGCTTGTATCCGTAGAAATCATTTTCAGATACCGGCATATCTCGGAATCGTTCCATTGTCCGGTATCCTATGCAGTTTACTATGCTGTCGTATATCTGTGTTTCTATGCCTGGTGCATATTTGATTGATACTTGCAGAAGATTATATTTGTCATTCTCGTCAAGGTGTCTGAAATGACTTTGAAGCGCCGGTATATCATCCGGCGGCACTCCATAGTCGGTTAGTGTAGCTTTTCTAAGATTCATTTATTTCACCTTCTTCATTCAAACTCCAGTCGCATGGCATGCCTCGAAAACATTCTGGACAGTGTTCGTAGAATCCGCAGCCTTTGCAATCCGCTGGCTGTCCAGTACAATATTGCTGTAGTACGTGGTATGCTGATATAGCAAGGTTTGGCGTTATGTCTGGTGTAGGTTTGCTATTCATTTCTTCATCTCCTCCAACTTTTTCTCAGCTTCTTCACGGGTGAGAAATACGTTTTCGCCAATTCTATAGCTAAAAAATATTCTTTCACGCAAATTATCATCTATACAATAAAACCTTTTTACGTGGTCGTTTATAGATATTTTAATAATTGTATTCTCGGCAATTGTTTTATTACTGTAATTAACACTATATAATGTTCCATTAAGCTTACACGGCAATCTCACAAGCAAGCCCTGTTCCTCTAAGTTTTTATATTCTTCCCATTTATCCGCTTCTTCATAAGTCAAAATTCTTGCGTTTACGGGATGTTTCTTATCTGGCTCAGAAAGTTTCATTTCCAGAGTGTCAATTACATCAGCAAGAGAAAATGTAGATTCTTCTCCGAATATTTTATGTAGACGTTCTTCTAACTCTTTATAAGACTTCAATTCTTCCAATAGTTCTGCGACATCTTTTAACCAAGATAACCTCCCATATTCAAAGCAACGGCCGTAAGTATTTTGATGATACGGACAACCAACAGCATCTTTACCGCTGATATAATCTTTTAAATATTCGCCAGCTTCACATAAAATGCGTTTATGCTTTTCATCCTCTATATGCATAAAGTTTTCGTGATCTGCATAACAATCGCCATCGGCATCTTGGCTGGCAACGCATTTAAGGGCTTTTATCATATCGTCAATTATTATCTTTTCCATCATTCCACCTCTTTCAACTTCTCTACCGCCAACTTCAGCGATTCTACAAATTCATCATTCAACGCTGTGCGGTCTGGATTCTCGATAAATTTTTCAATATCTTCAATTGCTTTCTCTTTAGGCGTAAGAACTGTCGCTTTTCCTGCTTTCGCAATTTCAAGAAGTTCATCAATGTCATCTTTCCAGTTGCAGACATTACACAAACTACGGTTACACTTAGTGTTCGTGAAGTACAATACGCATTCTGAACAATCTCCGTTGCAATTGCTTATATCTGCAATACGATTAGCAAACTCTCTTGCCGTCATTTCTTTTGTCCCGAAGAGTTCTGAAGCTTCGTAGAAAGCATCACACTCTACTCCGATACGTACGCTGTGCACCACATCTTTGTTATTACAAAATTTTAAAATATCTGGAAAATGTTGTCCTGGTAATGGTTTACAATTGCCTTTCGAATACCAATGAAATTCCTGCTTCTCAGCTTCTTTGAGAAGCATTTCATTTTCTTCTTCTGTCTTAACCAAGATACATGTATTTCTTAAATCAACCATCTGCGTTTCCTCCTTTAATTTTGCTAATACAAGTGTTCCAACCTCGAATCCATGCAAAACTAAGTTTACTTCTCCAATATTCCTCTTCTTTCTCCTCCGGCAATGGCTTCAATGGACACCATCCGGGGATTGCATCATTGTTTGGAACTCTTCTGTCACCCATCGCTCTGCACCAAAATCCGCTTATAAATTTACATTTTCCGCAATTCTATGGTGTGTCAATCACTAATACTGATTTACCCATCTTCTCTTACCTCTTTTCTGCAAGAATGCTCCATATTGTGAAGGACTAATGATAGTGTCTTTTTTCTCTTGTAGCCTGACAATATCCAAGCCTTCCGTTCTTTTTGTTTTCTTCTCTTGTAAACATAGTAGAAATGTCTTTGCCTTTACTCACTCGCTTCACTTCCTCTCAACATCAGACTTAAAGTATTATATCCCGGACAAGTTCTGACTCCGTTTCTGGTATCTCTTAATAATGCACAATAAGGATATAATGCCACGACCTCATAGACGTGTTCTGTGTCATCTTCGCCACGCTGGTCGATGTATTTGAAACACTTTCCCGGTCTGAGGAAGTACCTTGCACATACATACGCTTTTGTTCCAAATCTTACACTTGCGCTACTCATTCAACTCCACCACCTTTCACGATTTCAACTGCTTCATTCAGGCATTGGGCTGTATACCAATCGTCACCCGATTCTGAACATTTATCTTCGATTAACATTTCCAACTGTTGAACAACTTCATCCACATCAAAAGCTGTCAGCTGTTCATTGACACAATCAATAAACTCTTTCTGTTCAGAACTAATACTTGTGCCAATTTCCCAAATTTTGATGTATTTAATTAATTCGTCCGCATCAATCAGTCTGCTCATTCAATCACATCCCTCTTTCCTCATAATTTCTTTTATACATTTCTCACAATAGCGACCTTCCTGCCCCTCTATCTTGTATAAGGAGCACGTCCAGTGCCTGTTCCAGATGCCTTTATCGCTGCATCTCTTGCAACTACCTTGCTCGTTTCCTTCGCATCGTATTATTTTTAACATTTATTCGGCCTCCTTATATGGTTCTGGTAGTGGCATCCATGCAATAACATCTGTCCAATCAATTTTATTTTTACAATCTGTGCAATCCGCAAGAATCCATTCTTTTTCAAATGTCCAATATGCAATCCAGCAAAATCTTCCATTTGTAACCAAAAAACATTTTATATAAGCCATTTTGATCTCTGGCAATCTCTCACTCACCGGAATCCAACCATTTTCTTTCTCATCCTGTTCCAGATCAGCAAGAAGTAATTCTACAATTTTTGAGATATTATTTTTCGAGAAATAAGCTCCGTTCCCTGTGTTTTCCACCTCATTCTTCAGTTGAATTAATCTGTCTTTAATATGGCTCATGCTTCCACCTCGCTATCTTCTGGCATCTGAAAGATAGCAAATCCATCTGTTTTTTCTTTAAATTCGTGAAGATAACTTACACTGAAATTCAACATGATTTGATATTCACTATAAGCTTCCTGAATCATGTCCAGTACCTTCATGGCTTTTGCTTTGGTGGAATATTCTCCGAGCAAGCAGCACCAACTCATATCTCTTCTTACACTTATTACTCCACCCGAAACTTCGATATCGAATAAAAGTTCAAGTGTAGCTAAAACTTCCTTATTCTGACTTCTGATTAACATTTTGCGTCCTCCTTATAATCCTCAATCGCAGCTATCTTATCCTCGTACATAGCGATTGCTTTTTTGAGCCTGCTGATTTCAACGTTATATTTTTCTAAGAATCTATCTTTTACAAACTGATAATTCGGTACTGCCAACACAATGTACGGCGTTGAATGACCAGAAATTGTTCCGATATCTTCCTTTTTCACATACCCAATGTAGATTCCGTCTGGAAATCGAGTTACTGCTTTGTAGGTTTTTGGCTTCTCAATCACCTCGCACTCCTCAACTCTGATCTTGAAAATATAGTCTCCTAATGTTTTAGTTTCTGGATTGTATTCTCTGTTACTGTCTAAAATGTAGAAATATAATTTCATTTTGCGTCCTCCTTGTTTACTCTTTTATTCCATATTTCAACAGCTTCCTTCCAATCCCATGTGCCTGTGCAAAATGTTAATCCGCATTCACAGTGAATGGCTATTGGATTTCCCCCACTGTCAGGATCGTAAAAAGACGGTTCCCAGTCTCTTTCTGGAATGTATACATTTTTCTCTGTATCTATCTCTTTTCCGCAAAACGGACAAGGTTTTAATTTCTCCATTTTCATTCTCACTTTCCCCATGTAAGCAACTGACACGCTATTGTGCAGTCCTCCATGATTTCTGTATTATTTATGTATCAATTCACCATTCTAATTTTGATACAACCTCGGTTTGCCGAGGATTCGTTATCACTTTCTGTATCTGTCTAAAATTTTCATTATCTTTTCTACATAATCAGCCATCTCAAGAATATCTTCGTCGTCCATCCATTTCAGCCCATATTTGTTTTCAAACTGATTAAGTTCAAACTCCATATCTCTTATCAAAACAAATTTCTCTGCCAGTTCATTTTCTTTTCTGGCATTTTCATCGTATTCGTAAAACTTTTCGCTTTTTCCATGTTCTTTATACATATCTGTTTCGATCTTGGTTCTTTTTGGAGTGATTCTTGTAATCTTAGCCGGAATAATTTTTCTATGTCGGAACGTCGATAACCACCCGCAATTCACCGTTCTGGCAATTCCAACGGTATCTCCTACCTTTAAATCGTCTCTGCTGATTTCTTTTAACTTAATTTTCATTTCTCGTCCTACTTTCATTTAGCCAAATGCTACCTGCCCGTTATTCTGCATGACTTTTTATTTCTCCTGAAAAGCTTAATTCAATTCCCAGTTCTTCCTTGATAGCCTGTACATAATCAATCCATTCAGCCAAACCCTGGTCGATATAGTCCGAAACTTTGTCCATGCCCGCCATGAACTTCTGGCATCTTTTCTGACCAAATCCAAATTCATCATGCAGAACAGCTATCGCCATGATCACGCAGCATTCAGATACAAGCTGTTTGATCTTCTCAGATGCTTTGTCCAGATCCTTTCTTGCCAGGGAAGTATGTATTCCTGTTACTCCCCTGAATCTGCATTCCTTTTCGAGGGCTTCAAGACCGCCCTCTCTGGTGATTCGTCTAGCAAGGTCAAGACCATCTTCCCTGCCACGTTCATATTCACGCATTTTGTTCATTTCTTCACCTTCCTGAACCCGTATCCTGTCGGAGCATAGGCTCTATCAGTACTCGGGTGTGCTGTTTTAAGCAACCCATCATCAATAAGCTGGTTTAAATGTCTCCAGATGGTAGCTCTGCTTGCGTCTACCTTCTCGCAAATCTCGCTGACCGATGGTGCGTATCCAACAAGTTTAAAGTAGCTTACTACATACATGTAGATTTCTTTTCTAAGAGCCTGTCCCTGCTCGTATTTGTTCTTAGTGTTGTACATTCTTTCTCACTTCTCTCTGCTTGAAATCTAATAACTTATTAAAAGCAACTAGACAACTCTTAATAAACTGTTTATCATTATCATCAGGACACATTTCCGCATACTCTCCAAGCTCTATCAGACGATCAGTAGCCTGCTTGGAATATTCGTCTGTAAGTTCGGCTGAATAGAAATCTTTTATAGTTTTCCAAAATTCAGTCATAAACCTTTGAATATACGGAATATCCTTTGCTTCTACTTTTATTTTTATCATCTCCTTTGAATATTGTATACAATGTACTGTATACGCTCTATTTAATTTTATTTTATAAATATAATATATTTATATTATTTTAATATAAGTAACCCACAGTAACCGAGATGTAACCGTACTAATTCGTGTAAACCATTGATTTTACAGGTAGGTAACCGAGTAACCGAGTAACCCTGACTTTCTCATATAGGGAAACTTTTATACTCAATATGTGCATATAAATACTCAAATATATATATGCAGAATCAAAGGTTACCTAGGTTACCCGGTTACCTTTTGGACGAATTGTTTGTTAATCAAACACAATATCGTCTGTAATCTCAAAATCATCATTACAATTCACAAAACCTTTTGGAATTTCATCTACAATTTTCAAGAACACGCATTTTGTAACAATTCCGTCCAGTTTCTTCGCCTTGGTCGGATAACCTCTGCTGTCGGTTTCTACAAGCCCCTTCTTAACAGCCCATGATAAAAATGCTTTTCTGGAGAATCTTCCGATTTTACATAAATCATCAAACGCTGCGCTATAGATTATTGCCGTTGACGTTTTTTCTACCGGGTCATTGTCAATAATTCCCCATCTTTCTGTTTTGATATCTGGGTTATCGTCGAATTTAATTCCGTTCATGGCAATCTTATCAAGTACAAACCAGTAGGCACGTTCATTTTCAGAAACCATTTCTTTCTCTGTCAGGAGGCTCTTCGCCGTCTCAATGTCAATGTACTGACCATCATGGAACAGCTGATCTGTTGCGATTTTATCTGCTGCCAAGATAATGCTCATTGATATACTCTGCTTCTGCATTTTATCATCATCCTGTATAAGACTCTGAAAATGCTTCTGCATGGCTTTTATATCGTCAATGGACATTTCCTTAACTACATTCACAAAATCAATTCCTGCGTACCCGTAGTTCTTTTTAAGCGTATCTGCGGTAAGCTGCGGATCATCAAATATCTTTTCAGAGCACTCAACCTCAATAATTCGGTTAATCGCTCCACCTTGACTGACATATCCTGCAAGCGGACGTTCGCCATTGGTCAGAATGCAGTTCTGCCAGCGGTTCTCCCGGTTCACGCCCAGTTCTTTGTTAGAACGACTTTTCCCTTTGCCAGAACACAAGTCATACACAATTCCCTCGAAGTTGTCCCTGATCTTGGCAGATACCTTGGAAGTATCATCCAGAATTAGTGGAAGATTGTTAAGCATATCAGACTTTGCTTCTAGGGCTACATCAGTTGTTTTAAAATCTCCTATGTATCTGGATTCGCCAGGGTTCGCCCAGACAGAAGCTCCTAGCATAAGTGTTACAGTCTTACCACCCTCGGTTTCACCCCATAAATCCACAAAGAACGGAAGAGCACCGACCAGTTTAATTAGAATGCTTGCAAAACTTGCAGCTAACATGATTTTTGGTTCGATTCTTCCGGTGGTACGAACCCTTTTTACATGTTCATACCACTCTGCTCTGCTACCGCTTACACTGATACTTTCGTATAACTGCCGAAATCTCATATCACCATCGAATACGATATCCTTGTCATAGGGTAAGAAATAATCTCGAATCCACCCGATTTTGCTAGAAGAATATTGGATGTTGATATAATCATCATTGGCATTTTCTACGTCTGACAGATACCGGACCAGATACTTCGCATTTTCCGAAGTGACTGAAATTCCCAACGCTGACAGCCCTACGATTTTAGTCGCGGATGTAATCATTGTCTTTGGAACGATAATTTCAGACCATTTACCGTTTCGCTTATATGCAAGCTTAATCTGCTCTTCTCCAGTCTCCATGTTTTTCATTCGTTCGATTGGAAGAATCGGATGATAACAGGCTATAATGTCCGGTGATCCTGGATTTGTGTTTGATATTCTGATTCCGTCATCATCTGCTATCCAGTTAAGACATTTCATTCTGTCATATTCACAATCGGAGAAATTAGTCCACTGGTCCAGCATAGACACTGTTCTATTGTTTTTCTCTTTCTCGATCATCTGCTTCTGCACTTTCGTGTAAGCCTTCAGCAAATCTTCAAATTTTTTCTTCACGCCAAGCTCCTTGGCTCTGTCCAGAAGAGTCAGTGTAAGACGTGCCTTGTATATCTCGTCTTCCTGACTAAATATCTCGTCAAACACTTCTTCATCCAGAATAGAATCCTTCGTGAGCTTGTTTATCATTTCCACTTCTAATCACCTTCTTCCAATCCTGTTAAAAATCCATGCTTATATAATGCAAGCTGTAATTTGTTCCATGCTTCACACCATCCATCTGATAATGGCCTTACTCTGCCAAGAACAGACCTGTAAAAGTCAATATCGGACAAACATTCCTGCAATTCTTCTTTTTTCTTCCGCTCTGCTTTCTCTCTCATTTCTTTTTGCTTCTGAGCGTGATATATTGCCATTCTGGACGAAAAATCAGGTTTATGGTATGTTCCACCAAGAATCTGAAATGCTGTCTTAAAATCGCAATTATCCATATTCTGAACGAAAGTAAAAATATCTCCTGACGCGCCACATCCGAAGCAATAGTAGCTGTCTTTGTAAATTTTCAATGAAGCAGTACGGTCACTGGGATGAAATGGGCAACTGATAAAGCCAGCTCTGTTCGGAATCATTCCGTATCTGGAAAGAACATCTCTCATACTGTTCTGCTGTTTAATTGTTTCTTTGTCCATCCGACAGAATCTCCATTATTCGTTTTCCAGTATTTTTCTTGTCACAAAATAGGAACTCAACGCCATATTTTCTCTGCATTGTGCATAGAATTTTGTACAGCGTATCGCCGTGCATAACTTTCTGTTCTTGCTCAATCCAGATACCATTTTTCTTAACCCGCTTCTTCGCCCTGGGATTCTCCCACCAGAGGACATCGTCCAGCTTTTCGATTCCTTTCCCGTGTTCGCATAAGAAGACAAGTTTTATTCCTGCTTCATTTGCCCGGATAATTTCAGATCGGAATCTTTCATGCTGTTGACACACATTTCCACATAATTCAGAGAGGTTTTGCTTTCGGTCAACAACCAGCCGAGGATTGTCGTAGTCCATGTAATCACCAACGTAGAGCTTTGAAACGAACCATTTTTCTCCTGCTGCATCAAACGCTTTCTTAATGCCATCAATAACTTTTTGATGCTCTCTACTGTCAATTTGTATCATGCGAACGGCATCTCCTCATCAATTCCATCTGGAATATTCATAAATCCGTCCGGGTCGGATTCTGGATGGGGTGTCTCTGACTTCTGCTGGTTCTGATTAGAACCTTTGCTTTCACCAAACTCAATTTCTTCCACAACAATGTCTGTTGTGTACACCTTCTGTCCATCACGATTGGTGTAACTGCCGGTCTGGATCCTACCAGATAAGTCCGCTTTCATTCCTTTAGAAAAATATTTCTCGATAAATTCTGCTGACTTTCCGAAAGCGATGCAATTTAAGAAATCTGCTTTCTGGTCAGAACCCTCTTTCACAAACCTTCTGTTTACCGCAATAGAAAACCTTGCAATAGATGTTCCATCATTGGTGTACTTGATTTCCGGATCGCGTGTAAATCTTCCTGTAAGAATTACTTTATTCATGCCATTACTCCTTTTCTGCATGCTGTTTATCATAGTCAATTAACATTTTGAGACATTTATGTCCTTTCTCTTTTGTAAGTGATTTAATGTCATTTACCTTGAAGCGAGTCTTGATCTGGTCTAAAAGTTTAGCTTCCGGGTACTTATCAATAATGTTTTTGATTGACATAGTAGTCTCGGAACTAATCATCTCAGTTTCTTTTACCGGCTCTGCTTTCCTGCCGGACGTTTTTTCTTTCTCTCCTGTATTAGTAGAATCACTGTCTTTATTATCATCAATACAAAACAGCCCATTTAAAGCGTATTTTCTGGCATAAGATGAAGCTGCGCCTGTCACCTGTGAAGAATCCATACCTTTCTTAGACTCTTCTTCCCTTGCATAAGCAACGGTTGTAATCTCACCGGTATCTTCGCAGTCGTTCAGATGAGCTTCTGCTCTGACATATATTCTGTCTCCAACAACTTCCATCCGATCTGTGACACTTAACACGGTCTTTGTTTCTGCCAGAAGCGGCTTTACAGCCTCCAGAATATCCTCACAGCTCCTGTATTTGTATTTCCCGAAGGAATTGTACTGTCCTTTAGGGGCTTTCAGTTTTGACTGAATAATACCTAACTTCTCATATATATTCACTGTCATTCCTCCTTGTCATAAACTACATGCTTGCTGCCCTCAACGATCAGCAAACTTGCGATATCTTTCATTGATAAGGTTGATTCGTTATAGATTTCAACCAGTGTGTTGTATGCTTCTGGAGTAATCTTCACAACCGGATTCTCCTTTTCACTGATTGTTTTCTTCTTTTTAGCCGGAATACGGATTTCAAATTCACTCATGAGCATCCCCTCTCTTTGACCAGTTTTGAAACGACATATATTAAATCGCTTATCAGTTCATTTTTATCCTCGTCGTTCATAGATTCCGTAACTTCTTTAATACCGTTACGATCTCGAATAAATACCTTAGATTCATAATCTTCACATGCCACCATAAATCTGCTTGCTTCAAGAGTTATCATAAACTTCCCTCCTTATATGCTTTCTGAGCCACTAAAAGCCCATTTAAAGCCTGTACATAGTTTGCCAATGTTCTTGCCTTATACTGCTCTTCAATCGGGTTATCCGGCACTGTAGCAAGTTGTATGTCGATTAATCTCAATACTTCCTGAATGCGTTCATCCATGCTTACACCGCCTTAAAAAAGCAATAAAGGTTATCTGATGCATCCCCGAACTTCTCTCCGTCGATATCTTCGGCTTTGTGGTATTCGATATGGTCCAGTGACATATCGCAGTTCTCGTAGTCAAGGATATAATCGCCTCTTGACTGAAGCTCACGAAGAAGCTCATTAATGCAACTCACGATTTCCAGACTTGGCAAGAGCTTTAAGATTGCAGCCTGCTTATTCATGCGGACACTTCCCATCTATCAGGAGTCCCAAAAGATATTCTTTTATGGTTCTATATGCAGTGAGACTATATTCTTTAAGTTCAGGCTCATTGTAGATTCTTTCGGATATGTCCCATTGAAATTCGCATTTTCCGCGTTCATAAAGTTCCTTTTTATTTTTTGTTCCGTATACCGTCAATCCTATTGAAGAATAATCAAAATTAATGAATGCATCTGGAACTTCATGTGCAACTCTTTTACAGAGTCCGTACAGTTCATCTATTTCTTTTTCGAACATTTTCATTTCCCTCCTGTATTTATTCCCATTCTTTATTGATCTGCTTAACTGTCCAGCATGTAGTAATCGCAAAAGCAATGTTCAGCCAGACAGGTATGTCTATGTATTTACCAGCAAGAACACACGCCGCAATGATGATATACTGTTTCATCTTACCTTTCCTACAATCCATGCAAGGTTGCTGGCTACCAGTGCGGAAGTTGTGACCAACCATGCAATAAACCATTTTCTTGCTTTTTTTCTACTTTCTTCGACAATTTCTGTCGCAAGAATGAACTCAAGTTCGTCCCATGTCGGAACGTTTTCACATTTATTTGTGCTATTTCTGCTCATATCGTGCTAATTTCTCCTTTTTGGTATTTACAATTAGCAGATACGAAGTTATAATTAACCTGTACCTACTAAGTGTGGTTTAGTTGGTGCAAAGCTCCGGGGCGGAGATGTCGACTCCCTCCGGGGCACTATCACTTTAATGCTTCTTTTCCTCTCCAGACATATCCTGTTTCTTCCCAGAGCTTTCTTGGAGAGATAACAAATTCTATTCTGCCAGAACCTTTTCTGTCGTGAATCACTTTATTCCCACGATACGCCGTACCGATAGGCAACCATCCATAGATGATTCCTGCTCTGACAGATGGTGTAGGAATGCCTGTCATTTTGCTCACGTCTGATACTGTCAGGCGTTCGTTTGAAAATTCCGGCATCTGTGGAATGCCTGATATGATTCTTGCAACCTCTGCAGCGAACTGATGAACTTCTGCATTTTCTTTGACGTAAAGGTTTACTTCTTCTGGGGTCATAATTATTCACCACTTTCTTTTTCTTTTACAAAATGCTTTTCCATCAGGTCGGCAATCATAAGGTACTCTTCCGCAATTTTGCCCTCTCTGGTATTTTTTACCTGTTCGCGGAACTCTGGAATTGTTCCTAAGAAACAACCGCAAGATACTCTGATCTGCTTATCTTCGCACTGAAAGAATGTAGTTGTACGGAACTGAGTGCCGAAACCATGAATGGTTGTATAGTCTGCATTGCCGGAGACCTCTGCATTGCCGGAGACCCTTGCATTGCCGTAGACCTCTGCATTGCCGTAGACCTCTGCATTGCCGTAGACCCATGCATTGCCGTAGACCCATACATTGCCGGAGACCCTTGCATTGCCGTAGACCCATGCATTGCCGTAGACCTCTGCATTGCCGTAGACCCTTGCATTGCCGTAGACCTCT